ATCTGTATCGTCTCGGCTAGTCCCGCCAGTCGTACCACCAGTCGTTCCACCAGTCGTTCCACCAGTCGTTCCGCCCGTAGTTCCACCTGTAGTTCCGCCCGTAGTTCCAGCGGGCGCTGCAACCCGAGCGAACGTGCCGGGAGTGAAGTACGTGATGCCGCCTTGGCCAGGGCGATACCCCACAGGGCGCTGTTGAGCCAGCGGAGTTTGTTGGCGCTCGTAGGTGTACTGCGGGATCGTGCCTTGGAAACCAACCTTGGGTGGGGGCGGATTGAAGAACGACGAGTTGCGCGCAAGAGCAGCCAGCCCACCGAACGCACCCAGTTGTCCCAGTTTCCCGAGATCCCCCGTGCCACCAAACAAATTCTTGAGTGCAGCACCGGCTTGATTCAGGAACCCACTAGTGATGACCTGCCCACCAGACCCAACTCCACCAAGGAAGTCGCCGGTTTTAGAGTAGAAGTAGGTGCTGCCGTCTTTGTTGGTGACGGTCTTGGTCGGGTCTACGTTCTGGTTGAGGGAGCCGTAGGGGATGTCAACACCGTATTTGTCAAGTTCATTCAGGTAGTCAACATCGTAAAGATCTGAATACCCGCCAAGATCAAATCCGCCGAATCCGTAGTCTGGGCTACTCATTTCAGGCTCCTTCAATGATTCGCATCAGTTCATCAATCGCCATGTTGGGGTTCTTTTCGGCGAGTGCCATCAGCCGCTCGTATGGATCGGCATTTTCCTGCTCTTGCAACTGACGAGCAAGTTCCTTCTGTTGCTCTTCCCGCTGCATCTTCTCGTAGAACACAGACTTAAACGTGCCCAGATCCTGAATCTGGCTCATGGGCTGTTGGACCGCGCCCGCACTCACCATCGGACGCGCCGTGGTCGTAGTCGTGGTCGTTGTTGTGGTCGTGGGCGCTGCTGTAGTCGTCGGGCGAGCAGTCGTCGTAGGCACAGCCGTTGTGACTACAACCGGGGGTTCAGTTGTCGTGATGGGTTTGCCCGTAACCGTAACCCTCTGCGTGGTGCTCGTCGTAGTAGTTTCTCCGGGGGGCAGACTGGTCGTGGTTGTCGTCGTTTCAGTCACTACTACGCGCTGAGTGGTCGATGTGGTCGTGGTCTCTCCCGGTGCTTCAGTCGTTGTGATGGGCTTGTCCGTGACCGTGACCTTTTGGGTGGTCGATGTGGTTGTTGTACCTTCAGGGGGAGCCTCGGTGGTTGTTATGGGCTTGCCCGTGACCGTAACCCTCTGCGTTGTTTTATCGGTTAAGGTTACTGACTCCTTGATCAAATCATCAAGGAACGTGTCGCCGACTGGCTTGTTTGTAACCGTAACCCTTTGGGTTGTCGTAGTGGTTGTCGTACCTTCGGGGGGAGCCGTAGTGGTAGTTGTCAAAGTTACCGATTCCCTGATCAGATCATCAAGGAACGTGTCACCGGTTGACTTACTGTCTTTGGTGCCAATCACGGAGACAGTTTGGTCTGCTGGTTGCGTTGTAGTCGCCGCCTGAGTGGTAGTGAATAGACCGACAATATCAGTCGTGTCGTCTTCCCAAGGCATTTTGGTGCCGGTTACAGATACTTGATCAGTACCGGTCGTAGATATACCCTCGTCTAAACCGCCGCCTGAACTGTCCCAGCCCTCCCAGAAACCCTGAGTACCAAACTCTCCTCCGCCTCCGCCTCCGCCTCCGCCTCCGGTCGTAGTAGTTTTGGCCTGTTGCCCAACTCCACGTGCAATTGAGCCAATCAACGCATTGAGCGCCGCAGATCCGGGATCTCGTCCCCGCAGTTGAGCAGACAGCGCAGCAAGCGCCGTGCTTTGAAGTTCACGCGGCAGGGCTTTGATCATGGGGTTGCCCTTGGCCTCTTCAAACACGGTCCGAGTCAGGCCGGAAAGCGCCCCGCTTGTGAGTGCGGTGTTGAGGTCAAAATCGCGCCCAGTCAGCGCAGAACCGACCAAAGAACCACCAACGTCCCGGACGATCCCTTGCGCTACGTTCCCAGAAAGAGATTGGAGGAAGTCTCCGACACCGCCCTCGGGCAAGTAGGGGCCAATCAATTTGCTAGCCCCCGCGCCAGCGGTTTCGCCCAGAGCGCCCAAGGCCGTCCCTGCGCCAGAAGCAATACCACCTCTAAGAGCCGCAGACCCAACATCTTGCCCTGACAGCCCGCCCAGCACCGCGCCGCGCCCAGCACCAATAATGGCGTTGGCAGCGATTTGAGACGCAATACCCTGGCCAAGCGTGGGAGCAAGAGCACCAGTCAAACTAGACGCCAGACTGCTTCCGGGGCCGGTCAGCGCCATCAATGCCATGTTGGCTAGGGGAAGAACGGCACCTTTCCAAGACTCGGAGTAATCGAACTGGCTGGCGCTGACTATGTTTCCATTTGCATCGCGCTGAAGGACGTACCCACTATCGCCGCCGGTAAAGATACGTTGAGTTGAGCCTGTTATTGCGCCGTTGGGATCGTACGAAATAGTGGTTTCAATTGGCTTGCCGCCCTCACCAACCGTTGTTTTGGTCGCGTTATACCCACCAAGAACCTTGTCACCTTCAGTCACCTGGCGATCAGGAATATCAAACCCGCTTGGGTCTGGCCTGTAGGTTTCAAAAGGTGTGATGTTCCATCCGCTGACATCTGTGCCGGTAACCAGTGGCTTATCAAATGCTCCCTCCGCAGCGGCGGATGCGGCGGCGTAGTCAGACTTGTACTGATTAAGAGCAGTCTGAGCAAAGTTGGGGTCTGTCTGGTTTAAATATGTGATCAGGTCACGCGGGTCAGTTGGCGGTTGAGCAGCCGGAGTCGTAGTGGCAGCGGCAGTCGTGGTTGTAGTTGTAAAAGGCAGCGTAGCGGGGGTTTCGATCAGGCTCGCTCCCTGGAGTTGGTCGAAGACCGTGGCAGGAGCCGCAGTAGTAGTGACAGGAATCGAAGTCGGCGTAGCGGGTGCAACATAAGCGGGAGTACTGGCCGCAGGCTGTGTACCCGTGGCGCGGTAGTAATCGTCCAACGTGAAGTTGGTGCCCAGATTGGTGTTGAATAGATCAACACCTTGCTGCGGGGTGAGCCCTTGCTCACGGATGTAATCAAGCCCTCGCTGAGTGGCAACAGTGTCGTCTGCCCCACCTTGGTAGATGTAGTTCTTGAAATTAAACGGGGCAGGCGCAGGAGTCGGCGCGGGAACACCGCCAATGATGTTCAACAGATCATTCTGGTCGAACGAGTCCTCAAACTCCTGCTCTGTAAACAGTCGTGCCATGATCTTATTGGGTCAGGTCGTAGAAGGACAGCGATCCAACCACGTCACCAGTGGTTGCGCCCGATACAGTTCTGACAGCAACGGTGTAGATGTCACTGACCCCGGCAATCGTCGCGCCCAGTTGCAGGTCAAAGTTGTACCCTGTGGCCGCGCTCAGACCTTGCGTCCCGCCTGAACCGGTTGAAGTCACATAGTCCGTCTGCACTATGGAGCCTCCCGTGGTGGCCGTGGCTGCTACATCAAACTCCACGTTGGAATCAGTCGGCACTGCCGTCCATGATGCGGCGGTCAGGGTGGGGTTCTTGATCAGCGCCACCTCGTAGTTCTGACTGGTTGTGGGCAGCACCTGCACCCGGTTGGGCAGCACCACCGCACCCGTGCGGCCAGAAGCAAGCCGAATAGAGACCACGGGTAAGAAAGTAGAGCCGATGGTTCCCAAGACCGTGGTGCGTCGCGCCACATGGTCAATGGAAGTCTGCTCAAACCCGCCCTCGGAGACAACTGAGCAGCAGATGGACTTCATCGAAGCCGCCACCGCAGAGGTGGTGGTCACAATCTCATACCGCACCGGCAGGATTGCCGTGGTCATGTAGACGTTGGTGATCTCGTTGGCGTTGTTAAACGTGTGGCAGACGATGTACTGGCCGTCAATAATGAAGCCGCACCGAACTGATCCGACGCCAAGCCACTCAAAATCCATCCACAAAATCTGAGCCTTGGACGGATCAAGCGTGTAGCCAGAGTCCCCCGTGCCGTCCAACTTGTCGCCGTTCCAGTCTGCCTGATTGACCGTCCGGACATTGGAAACAGAGCCTGTGACGTAGGAGCGCAGGACAAAAGAATAGATGCCATCCACGCGCTGGAAGAACACGCCGTTCTGGTCGTTGTAGTACCCCACACGCTGCGTGAGGTTCAGGCTCATGCTGCTGTCCATCACGAAGGTGGCAAGCACCAACAACCCTTTACCCGGTTGGTATGGGAATGAGCGATAGGACTGCCGCAGGACGGAGCCGACACCGGCCCCGGTGACTTCCATCTTGACTGCCGCTTCATTGGGCAGGAACGTCGTCGTGCCCGTGCCGGTCGTGGAAACATCAAACTGATTGTCTGCGGCGTAACGGTTTTGGCTGTCAAAGAGCGTGTAGGGCTGACTGACCCGCAGCCGCCCAAAGGCATCCGTGTTGGTGCCGCCGATGGAGATTGGGATGGGGGATGCAGTTGTCACGATTCGACTCAGCAGTGCGTTAAGCCGGTTGAAGTACAGGCGCAGGACGTTGTTGAACTGTTCCTGATACCGAGAGTCGTAGTCCCCCGGAGCCAGCGGCAAGTTTGGCGGCGCAGGGACGGTTGCATCTTCAATGATGAAACTCATGGTCAGCGCCTGCCGTCAGGACGCACATCAATTCGAGGCGAGCCCAACTGCCACGTCACGCCAAGACCAGTGGACTCGGCTTTCATGATCAACTGCCGCCCGCGCACTCGGATGTAGACGATGTTGGTGAACTGCTCAATTGGTACGGTGGCCGTGCGCGTGACCGCTGCACTGCTTGACCCGCCCAAGGACTGCGGGGTGTTGAACCCAGAGCCTGACCCCTTCATCGGTATCAACGTCATGTTGAGCGACGGGTTAGATGTGGTCGAGCCGGTGAAGGTCACGTCCGGCAGCATGCGCCAGATGAAACCAAAGTTCTGTCCGTCTTCGATGTCGAATTCGGCGGACTCGATGTAGGCATTGATCGCCACCGGCGTGCCAGTCACGTTGTCGTCTACACCGTTCTCATGCAGTACGATGTTCTTGTGATAGGTCGCCGCAATCGGGAAGTCGAGCAGGCCGGAGTCAAGCCAAGCCGTGCGCTCCATCGTGCCGTAGTACCAGATTTCTTCTAGGTAGTTGTAGACAACATACCGATTGATCGTCGTAGAACCTGCCGAGCAATAGAACCACCAGACCTCGTTGAAGCCTTCACTGGTCCCGGCAAAAATCTGCGAGCCCTGATCTTGGTTGATGTCCCCGAAGACATGCCGCCGCAGATCGCATTTGAGGGTGTTGACGCGGCCATCATATTTGTAGAACTTGTCTACGCCCATCCAATACACCACGCCTGAGCCGATTGCCACGGCGTTCTGACTCTCAATTGAGATGTTGTCGCCAAGCAGTTGAGCGCCCCAGACCTCCGGTGCCCCAAGGTACTGCAATGAGTACAAGGCCGAGTCCGTGAACACCACGATTTCCTGACGGGTCTGGATGGCCGCGACGATCTCCGAGCCGAACGACAAGCGCAAACTGCCTGCCTGATTGGTCGCTGCCGGGGTCCAGTCCGTTGCGCTCTCCTGATCCGACCACCGGATCAGCAGGGGGTCTTGAACTGACGACCCGATTTCGTTGCAAGCAAAGGCAAACACAAAGCGGCTGATGTCAGACACCGCAATGAAGTTCTGCACAGTGGGCACACCGTTAGCGCCCGACAGACTAGAAAGCGCAACGGCACGGGTACTCACGCCCGCAGAAGCATCCCAGTAGTACAAGTTCCCGCCACGGGGACCGAAGATCAGGTCTTCACCAAAGTTGCTCTGGCTCCATAGGCGCAACGCCGAACCTGACGTGGATGTCAAACCCCAAGAGCCTGAACCCCAAGCACCTGCACCCCAACCCGACAGCGGGATTGCCACGGCAGGGCCGATTGGTATTTGATACGCGGCCACCACCGCAGCGCCACCACCAGGGGAAGCCGCAATTGCTGTGGCGTTGGGCACCACAGAAATCTGTATGGTGTAGGTATTGGCATCCACTACCGTAACCTGAAACTCTTGGTTCAAAACCGATGCGGTCACGTTCGTAACAGGGGGTCCAGCGCCGCCAATATCGACCGCCCCGCTGAAGGTCACAAAGTCACCCGTCGTGCAGCCATGCGCTGTGTCAGTCACCGTTACCGTGGTTGAAGCAGTCAACGCAAACGGGTTATTGTTGATGGTGACCGTTGTACGCAACGGCGTGATGTCGTTGTAAATCCCGCCTTGCTCGACGTAGAACTTGAGATTGGTGCCAACGCCAAGCAGGTTGATATTGGCAAGCGTGATCCAGTTGGACAGGGAGCGGCAAATGCCTTGGAACGTGGACGCGGATAGCGGAGCCCACCCACCGATCTTTTCAGGAGTGCCCTGGCGGAAGCGCACTTTGTCGCACTCATACCAACCGTTCTCATTGGTATACCGGGTGTTCTCTTTGTTCACCCCTGGGCGCAGTGTGAGTTTCTTCAGCGGCATAGCGGTATTCTCCCGTCAAGACAGGAAAAGGGCAATCTCGGCTTCACGGCGTTTTACCAGACCGGGCAGGACTTTGCCACCGCCCATCGTCCACTGGCGGAAAGCGTTTGCTGCCCCGTCCCAGTCGTCGCGGTTGGCCCGCATCCTGATCTGGCTGCGCTGCAAGTTGCCTAGCCCTGCATTGAAGGCAAAACTGACCAGAGCGTCAAAAGAGCCTTGACGGCCAGATACGCCGGGAACAAGTCGAAGAACACCACGTTCAAAAGTCCCGACATCATCACGGAATAGTTCGTCGATCTCCGTCTTAGTCCAGACACGGCTGTCCTCCGGCTTCAGGGGGAACTCGTTGCGGAGCATCCCGGTGTAGCCTTCCTTGCGGATAACCGGGAGCCTGATCTGCTCTTGATACAGGACATGGCCATAGCCAATCGTCCAGATATGGGCAGGGCAAAGGTAGGGTTTACTCCTAAACCCCTCATACTTGTGCATGAGGTCTTCGCCCGCCTTGCTCAGTTTCACTTCTTACTCCAAGTTCTAGAACCGAACCAGTAGCCCAGGATTCCCCCGAGAATGGCCATCTCGTCGGCGGAGAAGATCAGGTCAGCATACTGAATGATGTCATCCATGCCCTGAATCAGGTTGGGGTGGTTCCACAGATACCACGCCATGAAGGCGTTGATGGCCACCAACTCAAACACGAAGATGTAGGTCACGGTTGGCCGCACAGTGCCGACGTAGTTCACCACCCACCGGGAAGCCTTGTCCATGATCTTCTGGTCGTGCGCCAGAGCCGCCTCGGTCATCCGGGCGTCAGTCTCCATCGCCACCTGCTCAGTGCGAATCTCCTCCATCCGGGCCTGGGCGGCAAAGCCTGCTGCGGCCAGTTGCAGTTCGCGCTCGGTCTGAACCTGGGCTAGACGCAGTTCATGGGCTTGGTCTGCCTTGTTCTGGAAGTATTCGAGCAATTTGGGCAGGCCCGAGAGCAGCAAGCCCCCGAGGGTGGAAAGAAGCGACAGCATCTCAGGCTCCTAGAGCAAAGAAGAACAGAAGCACCCCAACCGCCCCCACGCCGATGGAGGCGTAGAACAGGCTCAGGGTGACGGCCAGGATGGCGGCAGAGGACAGGACGATGGCCAGTTGCAGCGCCATGCCGGAGTAGGAA